AGTGATTTGTTTGAAATGTTGAGGATATATGAAAACGAAAATTACAATAAAGCTCATGTACTCAATAAAGATTTAAGGGTGATGACAGCTCAGCAAGCTAAAAACAGTAAACTCACGGCTTCAAAGAACATGGACTTCTATAATTTACATAAGAAAACACTGTTATTTGACGCTCAAATAGACTTCGACGCATATTTACAGTATGTGGAGTTCGATAGAGACCCTGAAAAGAAGTTTTATGTGCCGAGGCGGTCGATACTTAGACCCATTATAAATGATTTACAAGATTTAGAAGATGATAAATTAGACTTATTAACACTATCAACCCCACCCGGAGTGGGTAAAACGACAATAGCTATATTTTACCTAAGTTGGATTATGGGTAAATATCCCGACTTATCTAATTTAGCTTCAGCTCACTCGGACAAGCTGACTCGCTCGGTCTACGACGGTACATTGACGGTCTTTACCGACCCGGAGTATCTATGGACGGATGTTTTTCCTGCGGTAACGATTGAGGGGACATACGCTAAAGATGAGTGTATAAATTTTAATAAACGTAAAAGGTTCAAGACTTTAACCTGTAGGTCTATTGATGGCTCACTTACAGGGGCGACTCGTTGTGAAAAATTATTGTATTCAGATGACTTGGTGAGCGGTATTGAGGAGGCTCTATCAAAAGATAGGCTCGATAAACTGTGGGAGAAATACACAAACGATTTAAAATCCCGTAAGAAACAGAAATGTAAAGAGCTGCATATAGCGACGAGATGGAGTGTCCACGACCCCATCGGAAGATTGGAGCGTCAATATGCTGATGACCCACGAGCTAAATTTGTAGCGTTCCCTGCTTTAGACGAAAATGAAGAGAGTAATTTCAATTATAAATTTGGAGTAGGGTTCGATACTAAATATTTTCACGATATGAGGGATAACTTAGACGACGTATCTTGGAAATGTTTATATATGAATGAGCCTATTGAGCGTGAAGGGTTACTATTACCAGAAGATGAATTGTTGACATATAACGGAGTGCTGCCGGGTACAGAGCCTGTTAGAAAATATTTCGTATGTGACGTAGCGTGGGGAGGGGGGGACGCTTTAAGTGCTCCTATTGCATATGAATATGAGGATGGTTCGGTTTATATTCCCGATGTAGTATTCAATAAAGGTGATAAAACAATTACCCGACCAATAGTTGTAGGAAAACTAATGCAGCATTTACCCCACCTAAACAGGTTCGAAGCTAACAACGGCGGGGATGAGTACGCAGACGCAGTTGATGAGGATTTAAAAGCATTAGGTATTAGACTAAACATAAGTCATAGAAAAGCGCCATCGACTCAAAGTAAATTATCGAGGATTGTTAGAGCCGCTCCGGATATTAAGAAATTTTACTTCTTAGACAAGAAGCATAGGAGCAAAGAGTATGCTGCTTTTATGAAAGAGCTGACATCTTTCACACAGACCGGTAAGAATAAACACGATGACGCTCCTGACTCATTATCGATGTTGGCTGATTTGATTTATCATTCAATAGGGAAAGCTGAGGTTATAAAAAGACCATTTTAATGTATAAAGATAATTTTTAGGCATATAATACTACATATAGTAACAAATATTTGTATTTGATTGACTAACCGCTATATGTTGTGGTATAATTCACGCGAATAATTATGACGCAGTCATAAACGGACAGTATAGAATACATACTCTTTACGAGTGTATGCAGTGGCGGAATAAGTAAACGCTAAAGCACGCCCTTAATGAGGACAGCATATAGTCAGTGCAAATAGTCTTGGGCTGGACGATGGCTGACATATAAGGTGTAAATCCTTATCTGCATACAATAGAACGACTATTTTTGCTAAGAAATTAAATAAAGATGATAAAGCGCGATTGCTTGTAACAAATAGGTTCGAGTGGTCGTGCTTTTTCTTTTTTAAGACAGGAGTGAGAGAGTGGTTATGTGTTGAGTGATTTTAAACCGTTAGTTTATCATTTTCCTGAAAACAAAGATATTATTATATATCCTATCTCGGATTTACATATAGGCAGTCAAGAAGCAATGGTTAAAGAGTGGAAAGAATTCAAGAAAAAGCTGCTATCAGAGCCTGACTCTTATATCACTATAGGTGGGGATATGATGAATAACGGTACTAAAAATAGTGTAACGAATGTTTACGAAGAAACAATGAGACCTAGAGAACAAAAGAGATGGTTAGTTGAGCAATTATCAGATATAAAAGACAAGATTTTATGCGTGGTTCCCGGTAATCACGAAAACAGAAGCGTGAAAGAAGTAGATGATAACCCATTATATGATGTTTGCTGCAAATTGGACATTGAAGATAAATTTCGTGAGAACATGGCTGTACTAATTATCAGATTAGGGGACGTCAAAGGTAATGGTATGAGAAACCCTACGTATACTGGAGCTGTGGTACATGGCTCAGGTGGAGGCGCTCTCACTGGAGCAGCCATAAACAGAAACGAGCGCTTTGGATATGCTTTTGATGGGTTGGATTTCCTAATAGTCGGACATTCTCACAAGCCCGCAAATACGAGCCCGGCTAAGATAGTGATAGATAAAGCTAACAAAAGAGTTTCGCTGAAACCTTTTAAAGTAATCATTTCTACAGCGTGGCTTGATTATTCGGGATATGCTGTGAGGAAACAAATGCTTCCGGCGTATCATTGTTTAAACGAACTAAGGTTAAATGGAAATAAGAAGGAGATGAGGGTGACGCTATGATTTTTAATGTGAAAGAGTTGGTAGTATATGTTGCTCACCCATATGGGGGTGACTCAGAAAATGTTGTGAAAGTAGAGGGTATTATTGGAGATTTAATTGACAAATATCCGAAAGTTTGTTTTATATCCCCTATCCATACGTTTGGGTTCATGTATTCGGAGATGGAATACGGCGAAGGGATGGAGCACTGTTACACATTACTTAATCTATGCGATGAAATATGGATTTATGGGGATAGCCAAGGGACAAGGCTCGAGAGAGAGTTCGCGGAGTTATACGGAATACCGGTTAAGGAAATGAGGCGATAGCGTGGAAACAAGACAAATGTTTGGGCGCGAGGTTATATACTCTTCAGAAGAAGTTATAACGAAAGAGAATGTAGTAAAAGTTCTAAAAGACGCTTATTCAACACATCAAAAGAATAGTGCTGATATTGATTATTTATATAATTACTACAAGGGTAATCAGCCTATTTTACAAAGAGAGAAATTAATAAGACCTGAAATTAACAACAAGATTGTAGAGAACCACGCTTACGAAATAGTCGATTTTAAGAAAGGTTATGTATTTGGAGAACCTGTTCAATATGTGCGCAGGGGGGAAGAAGAAAAAGTTTCTGATAAAATAGCTTTACTTAACGAGTATATGTTCATGGTGGATAAAGCTCTACAGGATAAGGACCTAGCTGAATGGTTCAATATAGGTGGTACATCGTATCGAATGGTGCTGCCGAATAAAAATTATGCTTATGATTCTGATGAGAGCCCGTTTGAGATTGACACATTAGACCCTCGATATACTTTCGTTGTATATAACAACGGCTTCGGAAAGCGACCGCTTATGGGAGTAAAGTACATCGAGACTGAAGATAGAAAGGTCAAGTTCAGCGTATATACGGACAACAAATACTATGAGATAGTTGACGACAAAGTTGAAACAGAAGATTCTCACGTGTTAGGAGCGGTACCTATTATAGAATATCCCGCAAACATGGCGAGAATAGGCTCATTCGAAGTAGTTTTGGGTTTATTGGACGCTTTGAATAATACAGTTTCAAATAGAATGGATGGGATAGAACAGTACATTCAATCTTTTATGAAATTTGTAAATTGCGATATTGATGAGACTGATTTCATGGCGTTGAAGGAATTAGGGGCAATTAAAATCAAAGGTGAACCCGGAAACCCTGCTGACGTTGACTTAGTTTCACAAGAGTTAGACCAAAGTCAAACACAGGTTACGAAGGACGATATATACCAAATGATATTAATTATCTGCGGTATGCCTGATAGGAACGGCGCGAACAGAACAACAGGTGATACCGGTCAAGCTGTAATACTTAGGGATGGTTGGAGCGCTGCCGAGTCAAGAGCGAGAGATACCGAGTTAGTATTTAAGAGCTCCGAAAAGAAGTTTTTAAAGATTGTGTTGAGGGTAGTGAGAGATTTGAGCCATCTTGACTTGAGTTTAAGTGATATAGACATCAAGTTTACAAGAAATCGTACAGACCATCTGTTAGTAAAAACTCAAGGTATGCAAAATCAGCTTGAAGCTGGAATACATCCTCAAATTGCAATATCTACGAGCGGGCTATATAGTGACCCTGAGCAAGTTTATATCGACTCAATGAAATACTTGAAAAAGTGGGAATTCAAAGAAGTTGATAATGTAACAAGTAACCAAAAACCAAATCCTGAAAATAATAAGATTGAAGGTGGTGGAGATTGATTGAACTAAGATGTAGAAAATGTGGTAAATTATTAGGCTTTATAAAAGGTGAAGTCGAAATTAAATGCCCTAGATGTAAAGAAATTAATAAAATTAATACCGAGCACCCTAAGAGTGCCGATGAGCTTAACAAATAGTTAGGTTCGTTGGCACTCTTTTTAAATTGCATTGACAGAGAAGTCGGTAAAACTCGCAACGTGAGAGAACACGAAAAACTCAAAAATAGTGAGAGACCACTTTAAAACACGGGAGGAAAAAATGAAATT